CCAACTGTAGATGCGGTTAGGTTGTTGCGTAATCCCGTTATACAAGAGCGGTTGCAAGAGATGCGTATGGAAGCTAATGCAAAGTTTGGGGTTACTGTGGAGAAGTCTGTGCGTGATTTATTAAAGATGCGTAATGATGCATGGCAAAACGGTCGTTTTAGTGATGCTATACGGGCTGAAGAGCTAAGATTGAAGGCAACTGGACTACTTGTTAATAAATCCCATGTAATGCATGAAGATATGGGAACTTTGAACAGGGAGCAAATCCTTGAAAAACTGGAAGAATTTAAGAAACTGGCAGAACATAGAATGAAAAATGTAACGCCTGAGAAAAATGTTCGGACTGAGATAGCTTCAGATAGCGTAATCCACTAAAATTACAGGAAAAAACACCGTCGCACGGTGCAGGCGACCGCCTTCACTAGCAGAATCGGGCTGGGACACGCTGCCAGCCGACACTTTGTTCGGGTTTTCGCCCGCTGGCAGCGTGCGAACTGCTGGCTTCGCCAGCCCGCAGCGTTGATTCGCTGCTGTCCTGAAAAAACCCGACACTTTGTTCGGCTGCGGGGGTGCCATATTTAGCCCTCCCCGCAGCCAGCTCGCTACAGCTCGCTGGCCAACGGCCAGAATCGGGAAATGACCTGGCTGCCTGGCAAACATTCCGAAACTTTGTTCGGGGATCGGACCGCTGCCTGGCGGAACGGGGATCGAGCTGCCTGGCGGCAGCTCGCTGTCATGACATGCCTGAAACTTTGTTCGCTTCTGGTGCCTGGCGGCACCAGAAACAGCTGGTTGCCATCTGGCGGGCTGGCGGTAAAACCGCCAGCCCTGAAAAAAAAACCGAACAAATATTTAATTATTGTATTGACTTGTAATATATTACATATTATATTAAATTATGGGATTATCCCACAAACAACAAACAGGAGTTTTGAAAATGCCAAATATTGAAATAACAACAGAAGATCAACGATTATTAGATCAGCTATTTAGTTATGGAAACCATACAAATCAACCCAATTTTATTGACCAATTATATATGAATACAACGTCAAACCCAAATTGCACTTATACAAGGAATTGTTATCCTACCATTGGTTGGGAAATTGAATTTTATATTCAACCGCCAACAAGCAACCGCCCGCCCCTAGGATTTCAAGATATTAAAAATAGATTAATAGATTTTATTCAAGAAAATAACGAGTGGTTGCAATTTAATAGACTGACTAATTTTGCAGAACTTGGAACAGATGCAACACCTAACGAGAACACAATCTATGAATTAAAAATTAAACCGTTTGCACTATGTGATTATTCTTTTAATGTTTTAGATAAAATATGTAATTTTTTAACAAATGATTTAAATGCAAAGATTAATAATAAATGCGGGGCGCATTTTCATTTAGGTAATAAGTTTGTTAACGGTGAAGAAATTGACCCAATAACATTTACTCAACAATCATGGAAACATGGCTCATTAATGAATTTAAAATCTATTATGCCGTTACCATTGGTTAAAAGAGTAATAACAAGATATGCATTAAATCAAATGATACTTGACAGACTACAACCAAGGAGCAGGACAAACAACCGTTATGCCTTGCCTATTGATAAAATTATCAATAACAGAACAATCAGCAGAGATTGGGAAAGAGCAACAACCGCAAACGATATGAGCAGAGTTTTAGGCGGTAAGTTTAACACGGTTAATATGTCAAGTTGGGGCGGTATTGGAACCGTTGAGTTTAGACAAGGAGCAGGAACACTAGAAGTAAGAAAAATGTTTAATTGGATTTTATTAATTGTAACAATGTTTTACACTTCAGATGAACAAGACCTTGATTATTCAAACAATAACAACCAAGTTGAGACAACACCCGAGCAACCATTTAGAGCAGGAACAAGACTTGATACTATATACCAAATGTGCAGAACTGATGAAGGAGCAACCGTTAGAGATATGATGCTCGAAACTGGCACAAGCAGGTCAAACATTGCAGGCAGAATTAGTGAAATGCGACAACGATTTGGCAGACCTGCTATTGTAACCCATACACAAGCAACCAATGGGGCAAGTTTTGGAGACGGCGACGAATTCGCACGTTATCAAATATTAAAAGAGTTTACAATCGCAACCAATGAAATCAGATGCAAAGCAGATAACCAAGCAGGCAACCCGTCAATATTTTGCGGTATAGATGATTTATTGTACCAGTGGTTCAAACAACGTGAACAAGCCTTGTGAACAAGGCTTGCCGAATGGCTACAGAAAACCGCCCACTTCGTGGGCGGTTTTTTTTTGGCTCGCTCCGCTCGCCTTGTTGAACGGGGAGCGGACACAAGCGGGGCAACACGTCGGGCAGGTACCCTACCGACCAAACCAGCGGGCGGGCTCGCTTCGCTCGCCCCAAGACCCCCCTTCGGGGGGGCTACGCTCGCTGTCGCTCGCTCCGCTAAGTTTTCCGCAAACGCCCAGGCACATCTTGACAATCATGAAGTATATTACTATATATTATATATAACAAAAAATAGGTGTATAATGACAAAGTATGAATTAGATGTAGGCGAAAAAAGTGTATTTGAGGGTGAGAACCCAACCTCCGTGATAGAATTTATGCGTAAAATGAGTATTTATGGCAAAGCTGGAGAGAGTGCTTTCTTAAAAATCATGTCTGAGCAGTTAGCGTCATGGTCTGGAAAGTCGATAAGGTTCAATTCTGTAGAAGATTTCACAAAAGATTTGCTAAAAGAGAAAATATTAAAGGAAGTTAAAGATGAAAAGCACAATTAAGCGACCAAAAACCGAGTATAGTCAGTGGCAGGGGCATGATATGCGTTACCACCGCATGGATTTAGGCTACACGCAGGTAGAGATGGCAAAAAAATTAGGTATTACGCATCGAATGTACTGTTTTTATGAGTCTGGTGACACTCCTGTGTCGCTTCCCATGGAGTATGCGATGAAATACTTGGTTCAAAACAAAGAAAAACCATTTGAAGAGGTGTTAAAGGACAAATCTTACCTTGTTTTTTCAAAATTTGAGCGTGAACGCATGGAAAGACTACGAGATGCGTTAGCAGACCAAGTTGATCATGGTGAGCAGAACCCACAATTTGATTTTATGTATCGAATGTGTCGTCAAGCGGTAAAAGAAATAGATAACGTATTGTCAAAATAAAAAAAAGATAGTAAGGTCGGTCATGTAGAAGATAAATAGGGGTTTTATATGGCAAATTTTACTGCTTCTGGCATGGGTGGCCCACTGCAACCAAGTCCGCCCGCACCTGCACAGGGGGCACCGATGAATATAGCGGTTTCTGCTGAAAAAAGAAGTAAGTTAAAGAGTTATATGGAAGGTTATAAAGATGCGATAGCGTCAAAAACCGCAGAACAGCTTCTACCTAATATTACCTCGATGAGTGCACCTGCTGCTTTGCCCCCTATGCAACCTCCTATGCAACAACCAATGTCTCAGCCACCCATGATGATGAATATGGGTGGTATGGTCGATGTTTTTGATCCTAGTTTTATGGACAATTTAGGTTCAGAGATTATGGACAGTAATGAGGATAATATTCTCTATGAAGTTCCAAACAATCAGGTTCAAGGGTTTAGCAATGGTGGTTTTACATCAAATATTAGCGTAGGTGAGGGTAGTAAGATTGGTGGCAGAGAAGATATAGATAGTTCATATGAAAAAGATTTATTAGAAAAAATTGAATCTAATATTCCTGATGTAACATCTCAACTTTCAGCACCATTAAATGTTTTTCCGCCAGAAGATGATTCAATGCCTTTAGATTTAGCATCAAGTGGGGATTTTCAAGGGTCAGCAAATCTAACACCAAGCTATGACAACACATTTGTTAATATTGACAATGCAACAGATGAATTAGCAAATATGGGAAAATTTGAAAAAGGTTTAGCAAACATATTTGGTGGTGTTTTTGGCAAGGCAAGAGATGACGATGGCAACATCACACCTTTAGGGTATGCTGATTTATTAGCACAAACAAGAAGTACAGCAGCTAGAAATCAAGAGCTTGAAGATTTTAGACGTAAAGACCAAGAAAGTGCAGAGAGAAAACTAGCAGAAGAGCAACGCATGAGAGCTATGATACAAAGTATGATGCCCCCTGCGGTTGATACGACCACACCGATTGACCCAATTATAGATTTACCGCCATCTGGAGATGACACGACCCCGACAGCACCGACTAGTCCTATTGTAGAATCAACAAGGACTCCAGGCTTTGATTTAGCTAATTTACCAGCGTTTCCGCAGTTTAATATGCCGACACAGCCTGTGCTTCCACCGATTATTCAACCTGATTTTTTTAAAGAATTATTAGCTAATATGAAGATGCCAGTTGCAACTATGCAAGAAGGTGGTAATGTATCGAGTTTAGACAATGCGTTAGACAATTTTATTAATACAATTACATAAATGACAATATCGAGATCAAAAATCCCTCAACAAATCAGTAAAGGAGCAAATAAAATGATGAAGAAAAAGGGTTACAAAATGGGTGGTAAAGTAAAATCCAAAGGAATGAAAAAAGGTGGCAAGGTCAAAGCCAAAGGCATGAAGATGGGTGGTAAGATTTCACCTAGAAAAATGATGGCTAAAGGCATGAAAATGGGCGGTGTCATGAAAAAGAAGGGCATGAAAAAAGGTGGTGCCGTTGGTGGAATGACATTAGCTAAGATTAGGTCAGCAGCCAAGAGCAAAGGGTACAAGCTCGTTAAAAACTAATGCCGTATTTACAGAGTAATATACCTCACTTCAAGTGTTGGGTGAGGAGGGAGTACACCTGTAATCACGACAAATATCACGGAGAGTTCTTACATGCTATGGCAATAGCTGTAACGACTATGCCTAATCGTTGTTTAAGTTTTCAGGTTATATTCACAGGTTCAGAAACTGATGGAACAAAAATTCCTAATGTTCATGGCGGAGCTATGTGGGCGAGGATGCCTATCACTGGTTTGATGGCTGATATACCAGTTGAGGAGTGGCCTGATGCGATGGATACACATGATGCTCAACCTTGGGATTGCTCCTCGCATCATCACGCAGTGTATACATTAGATAGGGCTACTCCTTGTCCTTGGATGGCAAAGATAGGTGGTGATTTTTATCCAGCGAAATATTTGTTTACAGTGGATTACACAGAGAGTGAGATTGCTGATGATCCTGCACAGCACAAGCAGAGTCATGTCATGTATTTGTTAGATGCAGGTGAATGGACAGGTAATATTGTAGCATTACCGAATAACAGAGTTAGAGTTACGCACCCCGCTTGGTTTCAAACAGGCGAGGGTGCACCAGATTTTAGACCGTCACAACACACACATTATTCAAAGTCTGATTTAGATTATACTTTAGATGTAAATAGGATTTTTGATAATATGTATAATGACGAATAACTTTAACATCCCTACAGACTATCTCACTGATGATGAGATGACCAAACTTGGTGAGATAGTTGCAAGATTAACAGATTTAGAAAAAAGAGACGTTTACCAAAAAAATTTTTTAGATTTTGTAAAACATGTTTGGCCTTCTTTTATTGAGGGTAAGCATCACAAAATATATGCAGAGAAGTTACAAGATGTTGCTGATGGCAAATCAACACGTTTGATTGTCAATATGCCACCACGACATACTAAATCTGAATTTGCGAGTTATTTGTTTCCAACATGGATGATGGGTCGCAAGCCGACAAGTAAGATTATACAAGCGACACACACATCTGAGTTGGCTGTAGGTTTTGGTCGTAAGGTTAAAAATTTAATTGACAGTGAAGATTTTAAACAAATATTTCCTGAGATTAATTTAGCATCTGATGCCAAAGCATCTGGTCGTTGGTCTACAAACAAGGGTGGTGAGTACTATGCTGTTGGTGTCGGTGGTGCGTTAGCAGGACGTGGTGCTGATTTACTTATTATTGATGACCCTGTTTCTGAACAAGATGCATTAAGCCCCACTGCATTAGACAATATTTACGAATGGTACACCTCTGGCCCAAGACAAAGACTTCAGCCAGGTGGTAGTATTATTATTGTTATGACAAGATGGAGTATTCGTGATTTGACTGCTAAAGTTCTTAAAAAACAAGCGGAGGGTGGTGCAGATCAGTGGGAAGTTGTGGAGTTTCCAGCTATATTTCCCGACACAGACAATGTTTTATGGCCTGAGTATTGGAAGAGAGAAGAGCTTGAAGGTGTTCGTTCATCTATCCCTGTAAGTAAGTGGAACGCACAGTATTTGCAGAATCCGACTGCTGAAGAAGGTGCGATTATCAAAAGGGAGTGGTGGAACATCTGGGAGAACGATGAACCACCACATGTTAGTTATATCATACAATCTTATGATACTGCATACAGTAAATCTGAAAGAGCTGACTTTTCTGCTATTACTACTTGGGGAATATTTAATCCAGTTGAAGGTGAATCCGAAGCAATCATACTACTTGATGCACAAAGAGGGCGTTGGGATTTCCCAGAATTAAAGGATGTTGCTTATAAATTATATAATGAATACGATCCTGATATGATTCTAATAGAGCAAAAGGCTACAGGTACGCCTTTGACACATGAACTGAGGAGAATGGGTATTCCAGTTACGCCTTTTACGCCAAGTAGAGGTGCAGATAAGTTTACACGTATGAACTCTTGTGCTCCTGTCTTTGAAAGTGGCATGGTTTGGCGACCTGACACAGGTTTTGCAGACGAGGTTGTAGAGGAATGTGCAGCGTTTCCAAATGGCGAACATGACGATTTAGCAGATAGCATGACACAAGCTATCTTGCGTTTTCGTCAAGGAGGGTTTATCATCACTCCAAGCGACTACGAAGAAGATGAATATTACCGAGAGAAAAGGGAGTATTATTAATGAGCGTTACTGAGTCAGAAAGCACTTTAGAGAGTTTATTTTTAAAATATATATCTCTTGGCTTTTCAGAAAAAGAAGCAGAAAAAAAAGCACGAGAAGAGTTGTCAAGAAAAGGTAATCCTATGGCAAAAGGTGGAGTTGTTAAAAAAAGAGTTAAGTTTGCAAAACCAAGTAATTTTAAAGGAACTTTTTAAATTATGAATCTTGAAGATATTTTTGATTTATCTAAACAAGATGAAGTTAATCAAAATGTGATTAACATACCTACGCCTGTTGGCGGTGGTGCAGATACAAATGTTCAAAATCAACCTTTTTTAACAAAAGACCAAGCGAAAAATTTAGCTGTAGGAGCTTCAGATTTTGGAATAGTAATGGCTCCTGGTGGTGCAACATTAGAAGCTGCTGGTCTAGCACCTGATCCTTTTAGTGGAGGTAAATTACCAAGTTTTGGTGATATTGTTTCTGATGCCTATGGTGATTTTAAAAGTGGAGATATAGTTGGAGGATTAGCTGGCACTGGTGAAGGCATATTACAAGCATTAGGTGTTGTAGGTGATACAGCACAATTATACGCTCCTGCCGCTGGATTTGCTGCACCTATAGTTTTAGCAGGTGGCACAGCTTTAAAATTTCCAAATGCAACTAAAAATTTATTGAAAGGCATATTTCAAGCGTCAAAAAATTTACCGCAAAACCAAACAACACAACAAGTACAAAATTTATCTACAGCTCAACAAACAACTAATTTTGTAGGTGAAACAAGTAATATTCAAGAAGCTATCAACAACGCTCCTGTAGAAATACAAGGTGAATTACAAACTACAGCGGACAAAATGTTAGCGGCAAACAATCCACCAGATCGTATTTTAAATATGATTCAAGGTAAAGTACAGGCTTTGGGAAAAACGAGAGTATCTAAGGAAGCACCTAATTTAAATTTAATACCAGCGGGAACAGATTATAACAAAAAATTTAGTATAACAACAAAAAGCCCTAATGAAAAACTAAGATCAGAAACTTTTTTTGATGATGTAGTTTTAGTTAGACCAACACATTATAATGCAGAATTAGTTGCTGAAAAAATATTAAAAGAAAATCCTAATGGTCTTGAAGGAAGTGATTTATACAACCAAATTGTAAACTCTAATATTAAAAATAATAAAATTACTGAAACAGAAATGAGCGATGCAAATTTATCATTTCTAAAAGGAAGTGATGATATTTTTGAGTTTCATGAGACAAAAAATGGAAGATTTATATTTAACGCTATTACAGGCGATAAAATTAATCTTAATGATAATCCTAACAAATTAACACTTAGTAGCTCATTTATATCTGATATAGATAAAAAATTAGGAAAAGTTAACAATATTCAAGAATTAACATTATCATCAAATGATAGAAAACTCATATCTCAAGCTAGACAAGAAGTATTTAGAGATGCAGAAGCAGCAGGAAGATTAGGACCTGTAAGCGGAATATCTTCTATGTTAAATTCACAAAATATTGGTGACAAACTATTGAGTAAATCTTTTTTGCCAAAAGGAAATGAATTATTTAGAGGGCAACAAAGAATTGCTGGTTCTGCAGGAGATGGTAAAGGAGATGAAATAATAGATTATGGTTTTATAACAATTAATAATGCAGGAAAACCTGATCAAACATCTTTTTCACATGGCACAAGATTAAAAGGACTTGATGATGAAAGATTAGCACACGCAAGAGTATCAGTAAGAATTTTAGATGGTAAAAAATATTTAGTTATAGAAGAGTTGCAATCAGATTTTTCAATTCAAGCATTAGGATCAAAAGAAAAACCTGGCACAGGATTTAAAGATTTTGAATTAGAAAAAAATTTACAAAACACTGTTGATACTGCAAACGATAATATTAATCAACTTACATTAAATCTTAATCCTGATGTTAGTCCTTTGACTGAAGTTAAGTTAAATCATTCTGATGATGGAAGCATTGTTTTTAAAAATGATGCTACTCGTAAAGAATTTTTTGGTCCTGAATTAGAAGAAATCTTAAAATTAAGAGATCAAGTTATTGAAAATCAATTTGATATATACTTAAAACTAGACGGAGATACACCTTTTCAATTTAGTATGTATCCTGGAACTCAATTAAATGAAGTTACCAAAACTGAAACAAAAAAATTATTAGATAATTTTAACAATGAATTTCAATTTCCTGGTGTAACTGATGATATAGTTAAAAGTATTATTGAAGACGGCCAAGATATATTTGGCGGATATAATTATTTGATGGATAAAATAATAGATAGTAATAAAAATTATATTAACAATACGCTAGGTATGGATCAAAATACTTTTAAAGCAGAGATGTTACATTTTATTAACGAAATAAGAAAAAGTGATGAAATAGGTGGAAATAATACACAAGAAGTTTATCAAGCGTTAATTACAATGTACCCTAAATTTAAAAATGAAAAAATTGTTTTTAATGATTTTAAATTAATTAAAACGTCTAATAGAAATTCA